AGAAAGCGGAACCATGTTGCGCCGCGCATGTGGGCGATACTTTATATAGTTTGAGTTAATAAAGTAAGCCGTACCTGCGGGCGTTCCTGCTGTAACAGTACCGTTATAGATACCACCATCAAGAACTACATCAGAATCCATATATTTCACATTAGAGAAACCGCTATCACCCATTTGAGTGTTTGAGAACCTTTGTTGTGATTGTAGAGACTTCATGTATGTGTTCCACACTGTGCTATCAGCCATAATAAGGTCAGGGCGATCTGCACCACGCACTAGATCAGCGTAGAGTAGATTCCAGAAACCTGCAATTTTTGTAGAGTCTAGGCCGTTAGCGGCTGTTTGGTCACTTACTGCATTTTGCCAAAACGTAAATACGTTTCCGTCAATTCCGCCGTAAGAAGCTGCTGTAGGATCAACAGGTAAAGCTGCGGCTAGGCCGTCAATCTCTTTACCAGAAGCGCCAGTACCGTCAGAATACAATCCGCCAGTAATAAGGTTAGCCATTGTGCTTTCAGCCACTTTTAAGCGAGCTTCCATCAAATCAATAAACTGTTCTTTACCTGCGTTTTGAAGCTGTTCTAAGCCAGAAATGACTACTGGAACCGCACACTGTTTAATTGTATATTCAGCAGCACTAATTACGTCAGAAGCATTAGTAGGCAGAATATCATATCCTGAATACCAACCTGCATTTCCGTTCTCAGCGAATGAAAGTTCTTCAAAGATTTTGTTACCGCCAGAAAAAGATTTAATATTTCCTTTTCTTGATAGACGATCAAGAAGAGCATTGTTGTTAGTTACGTTATCGGCAACTGTTTTGCTACGGTTTTCAATAGTCGTAGCAAGAATGTCCGTTACGGACGTATTTGCAAAACTCATGGTTTTTGCTCCGAGTTAAAGGTTTATATAAAAATGTTTGTCGGAAAAATTATCTTATCCTGCTGAACGCCGGGGATAGAGTTATCTGCCTACAACCATTTAAACCTGCTCGAACGCCGGGGTTTTTTAGGCCGTTACAAGTATTAAATCATAACGGCCCTGTGTTGTCAAGTGTGATCGTTAAACGCATCCATAAGAGCGCCACGTAAATTATTACTAGTAGCTACAGGCTGTCTTCCAGTATTACTATTAATAGAAGACGCAGCATTTCTCTTAGCCGCAATATTATTTTTATTACCCATTAAATTATTGTTTGCGGCTCTTTGCGCCATAACATTTGATATTTGAGGGTGTATAGCACAGGCTTTATTATACGCATCTTGCATAGTCATACTGACATTTCTTTTTGCGGCTGCGTCTAAAAGATCGGCCATATCAAAACGTACATCATTAAAAAACTCAGCGTCTTTAGAGAAACTATCAATATCTTGAGTTACAGCTTGTTCTTGTTGTTGTTTTTGCAATGCTGTAGATTCGTTTATTTTAGCTAATAACTCATTTACTGGAGCCATACGCTGATCTATTAGTGCTTCTGTAGGGTCTACTGAATGTTCTTTAACTTCGCCTACTAAAGCATTGTCTAAAGTTTCTATATCTACACCGTAAACTTGAACTAGTTTAGCTATTGTTGCAGCTTTATCTTGTGCTGACCCCATGCGTAATGTGCCTACAGTTTTAAATAAATTTTCTACAGCGTTTAAAGGAGATGTAGCACCTTCAGCTTCCATAATTGCTTTATATGGCGCAGATATATTTAAAAAATTTTCGCCCATTTTTCTGTTTTCAGCACCCTCTCGTAACATAGTATTTACGTGTTGATCTCTAGCATGAAGATGTGCTTTTACATTAGCAGGTAGATTTTTCCATTCTTCCCTTACTTCTACACCCCAATCAAGTGGTGGTTTTTCAGTGTTGTTAGCAACAGCAAGTTCAGGAGTTTCTGTAGGTGCGTCAGAAGCTATGTCAGTTTTATTTTCGGTTTCAACTTCTGTTTTAGTTTCAACTTCCGTTTCATTTGCTTCAATTTCTACATCTTCTTCTGGATCATCATATAGCGGCGGATCAAAATCATCTAAATCACTAGCTTCAGTTTCTCCAATAACATTGTCAAGACTAGCACGTATGCCAGTTACTTCTTCTGTTTCTTCTACTGCTTCAATTTCGTCACTCATAGCCTTTTGTCCTCATAGTTTGTTTAAGAGCTTCTATACGCTCTTTTTTAGCGGTGCGATCTTGGGCCGCACCCAGGGAGTTTCTGCGTTGATTCATAAAATCAACACTATAGTCAGCGCTGTTGGTAACGCCGTTTCGTTGGTTATGTTCTTTTAACTGTCTGCGATCAGAAATAATACTGCCGTCTACATGGCTTTTAAAAGGTTCTATAGGTTTCATAATGTATGCACTTTTACTTGATGCAGCTTTTTTAATTTCTGCATTAGTAATTATAGCACGTTTTTTTCTATCTTCTTCCGTACCAAAAATACGATCAAAGTTATTTGAAAATTTATGATTATTATAGCCAGTGCGCCTAGTAGAATTGTTGTCAGACATTACTCAAGCCTATCTTTGTCAATTTCAATTTCAGCTTTAATAGCTTGTTTTTCTATATCGACACTAGCCGCAGCAGTTATTTTTTCTAATTCTAACTGCATTTTTTGTAAATCTTTTTGCATTTCACCATTTACAGCTTGCATATTTTGCTCAATATTAACTTGTGACGTTGCCATTTCAGTTTGTATAGCTGCCTGCATTTTAGCTTGTATTTCAGCCATATCTGCTTGGTTATCTGCACCAATTTTACCCATGTCAGCTTGCATTTGTGCTTGTATAACGGCAATGTCAGCTTGTTTATCTGCTTCTCGTACTGCCATATCTGCTTGCGCTTTAGCTTGTATTTTCTGCATTTCACCTTGCATTTTAGCTTGTTCTTTAGCCGCCGCAGGGTCAGGTTTTGGTTCTTGAATTGATTTTTGAGAGGTTATAATTGCAGCTTCTATAGCTTTATCTAGCACACCTTCAATTTCAGACGCACCTTTAAACCCTGCCATTGTCCACTGTAACATTTTTAACAGATACGGCGTTGTAGTAGGGTCTTTTTCTATCATAGGCCCGGCAGATTGCAAGAACATAGCTAAAGCGTTCATAAATTCTGTGCGTTCGTTCTTTAACTGTGCAAAATCTACCATTGCTACGCTTTCTGGGCGTATTTCTACTCTAAACGGCATATCTGGATTTTTAATAATTTCCATAGCAGGGCCAATTTCATCAGCCGCCATAGAATTAGCTATATTAGACATCGTAACAATCGTTTGCGGCTCAAAATGTTTTTCAATAATTTCAGCTTTTAATTGCATAAGATCGGTAGCAAATGTAGCAAATTCGTCTTGTAGCGCTTGCACACGTACTGAGCCAAATTTTGCTTTCTGATTTGTTTGCCCAACACCTTCATATTGGTTAGCTAGCCCACCTTGCATAATATCTGCCATGCCAGAGGTTTGTTGTAAAAGGGCGATCTGTTGGTCACGTTGCTGTACCAGTTTATTTAGCGTATTTGCTATTTCTTCAACAGGTAGCCAGTCGATTTGTCCTTGCAGACCGCCTTTTTCACCGAACATAGCCCAGTTATCAACCGGGATAAGCTCATTCTCTGTAGCTTCTTTAAGCATATTCTTAACGCCTGTAGAAGACTTATCATAAACACCTACAACCTTAACGGCTTCAGTAATTTTGTTAATTCTAGTTTCTAAAAGGTCAATTTGATTATAGATATCTTCGTTAAGTACAAAATCTGCGGTAGGCATGTAGTCTGTAGTCGTTGCATTAGCCATAAAAAACGGTGGGCAAGGAAAAAACCCTTTAAGCCCTAATGTATCGTCTTTAGTATCAAGTAATTTTTGTGCGCCTTTAGTGTACCAGTAGACTTGTTTAGTGTCTTTGCACCAAATCTCCCAAACTTCTACTTTTTTTATGACATCTTTGTCATTTTCACCAATATCGCCGCCATCAGCGTCCGTATGCGCTGCCATTTCTTTAAATTCTATGTTTTTAGTAGCGTCTTCGCCAAATCTTTCGACAAATACTTTTTTGTCCATGTCATTTCTAAAAGCAACCCAACGTAACGTAGCAAAATTACGCCCCCAAGACCATAAAATGTCTTTCCAAAAATAATATGTAAGCGGTGCAGATTCAGATACTATTTGTTCCATCATTTCGCCTGTTATAGGGTCGGGGACTTCTTCTGTTTCTACTTCATAGCTTATTCTTGCTGCTCCTAACCCTGGGAGAAGACGATCTTGCAAACATGACCGTAATACTGCGTCATAGTCTTTACCATTTTCTTGTACGTCTAAATTTAACAGCCGCTCAAATATTTCTGCCGCTACACGCGCAGCATCATCAGTACCATCAGCGTATCTACGCGATACATCTACTTTAGGCAAATTGCCGTATAACATTGACTGTAAAGTTTTTACATTTGAGTGAAATAGATTTAATCGTGACGTTTTAAGAATATCATCGGTTCTGCCTTTGCCAATATACCGATCTACAATAGCGCCGCCTTTACTGTGGAACTTTTTTACGCGCTTATTAGCAGCTACAAGTTCCTTATCCCAAAAAGATTGACCATGTTTTTCATAGCCTTTCTTATTATCGGTTCCGCTATCGGCTTCAGTATTTGTATTGTCATATTCTTGCATATTACATCCTTAAACGCATTACTTGACTGCCACCACTATCGCGGTTCTCGAATAAATCATCAAGACTATACTCCCTACGTGTGAAGTCGTCAAGATGCGGTCTATCAGCAACTGGAACGGCATCTGACTTTTGGCACACTAGTGCTAGATAACGAAAAGCATCAGCAGGGTTCGATGCCCAATCATGCAAGGGTGTATCAGAGAATACTTTGGTAATTTCATTAAAGCGTCTGCGATAGGCTCTAAGTCCCTCGACTCCTTGCTTAGTTCTTTCGTTGAAATAACAATCGTTGAGAATAAGCCGGCCCGCGTCAATCCCTTGTTGGACTTTAAGATTAGGAACAATCCTAGCAGGAAGTCCTTGTTCAAGGAATTGTTCAATAGTTGACCGACCTGTTTGCAATGTTCTAGCTCTTGCATCGTGAGGTAGCCAAACGGTATCGAAAGTATAGTCTTTGCTTTCGAGTAGATCAAAGTAGTATGATAGCGGTTGGCTGTGTGCTTCTTCGTAGTCAATGATAGCATAGCCGTCAGGTTTTGGTTGCCAGAACCATATGGCGGTACTGTCGGTGAATCCCAAATCCATGACAATAGATACCGAAAAGTTAGGATCATAGTCTGCATGAGGTGAGTATATCTGACCATTTTTCTCAAGTGTTTCAATTTGTCCCGCATAGTATGTCCCCAGTACAGGCGCGGTGAAACTACACTCCATCTCTTGATCATATTGCGCGTCAGTCATTTGACGCTTCATAGCTTTTAGTTCATCGGTGTCGATAATCTTTGTTTCAGAAGCCTTTAGTTCTGCAAAGTACCAAGTTGGATCGGTCTTTGCATTTTCCGTCATGTCATAGAAAGTATTCTTACCTTTAGGCGTTCCAATTATAGTCGCCCATCCTTTTCTGTCGGATAGAGTAGGTAATATAACTTCTGCCCATAGCCCCGGACGGCAGTCTCCAAACTCGTCAAGAACAACGCCGTCCAAGTAAATACCACGCAGAGCGTCGATATTGTCAGCACCATAAAGACGAATAACGGAACCATTGACCAACTTAACACTAAGATCACTCTCCCTAATATCTTTTGAAGTCGCGGTGAAAGGTTCGGCAGCATCTTTAAGATACTCCCACGCAATGTTTTTAGCTTGGGCATAGAACGGGGCAATGTACGCATATCTAGGGTTCTTCTTTGTTGTATAGAGCGCTCGCAAAACCAACTCGTTTACACAAGCTACAGTTTTACCTGCGCGTCTGTGTGCGACAATAGCAGACCACCGCTTATCACGTTGATGGAACGGTAGGAACTGATCTCTTGGTTCGTAGGCAAGTTGAGCGTCTATGTGTCTAACTTTCCTTTAGGTAGTAATGAATTGTTAATCGTTATGTTTATTGACGTATCTTTAGCGCCAGTAGTATAGGTGCCGTTCATTTTATTTAACTCGCTAACACATTTTATAGCCACGTTAGGTTCTACTTCTTTATTATCTACTGCCATCTCCCATAACATGCGCCTACGTTGCGCATCGTTAGGGCCATCGACTGCTATATTATAGTGCTGCAATAACGCTCTTAAATTCTTAACATCATCCCGCCGCATAATATGAGATACAGATTGTGCAGTCTTACCGACTATATCGGCTACGGCGATGTTTGTAGAACCACGCACTTTAGCTTTAACAGCCGTAACATGCCAGGGTATCATATCTACAGTAGCCGTTACGATAAGTCTTTTTACAGCATTAAGGTCTTGCATGTATTTTTGACTTGCTGGATGGTACGGGTCTAACAGTAACTCCGGAGGTAAATACTCTGGGTCGGGTATTACAATGCTTTTAGTCATGTGGTTCCTCTTGTCAGTATATTAGCGGAGAGTTTTAAACTACGCAAGTATAAATAGTGGCATTAGGTCTAAAACGATATTTTTATGTTAATGACCTGCATGTCACTGCCGCACTTGGTTTTTAAATTTTTGGGGTCGGGGTCTTGCTAAGTCTTTGATATATAAGGGTTATTTAGCATAAGGCACATATACTTTAATAAAAGCACAACAAAAGCACAACAAAGGCGCACGATTTCAAGCTTTAAACTGTGGTTTGAACTGGTGGTTTGAACTGGTGGTTTGAACTGGTGGTATCAGGCTATAAGCCTTGTGTCATATAGCGTGGCACTAGATTAAAATTGTCATGCGTGTAG